AGAGGGAGATTTTCCACTATTATTTTTCTATTAAATAATTTTATAGTTATATGATAATGGTTAAATGTAGTATGTATTTTTGATTTTATATCCGGATGAATTATTTTTACTTTACTTTTTTCTTCCATATTTATATCATCTCCTTATTAAAACGTACAATTTATTTTTTATTTATTTTGACAAAAATTTAATATTTATAAAGGAGGAGTTTGTATTGAGTTCTAGAATTGCACGAATTAATGGTAAACTTTATGACACAGGTACAAAAAATAAATCATTTTTGCAATTAGCACAGGACTTAAGAACTGTAGGTGTAAAGAATTTTTACTTTATGCTAGAAATAATAGATTACACATTGGTCAATGTTGACCCATATGCAGTTGATAAAAATGGTCATTGTACATTAACAAAAGACCAAGTAATAAGAATAACAACTGAATGTTATAGAAATCCATGGTATTATTTAAGGGAAATAGCTCGTATCCCTGACCCAGGCGGAACTGCTGTTCCTTATTTAGCAAACCGTGGTAATATAGCTCAAGCATGGTGTATTGTACATGGTTTAGATTCATGGTTATGTCTTACAAGACAGAAAGGTAAAACACAATCTGCATTATGTATTCAAGCGTGGATGTATTCTTTCGGTACTGCACAATCACAGTTTATTTTTATTAATAAAGATGGCGATAATGCTAAGACAAATTTAAGAAGACTTGGAGATCAAATAGGTCTTCTTCCTGAATATTTACGATTTGAGTCATATACTGATGAAGATGGTAAAACAATAAAAGCTAGTAAGAATGCTACTTTGATGAGACATCCTGTAAATGGAAACTCAATAATTATTAAACCAAAAGCTACTTCATATGATAGTGCATTATCAATAGCCCGTGGTTTGACAGCACCTGTATTACATTTTGATGAGCCAGAATTTACAAATCATATTAAGACAATTGTAGAAAACTCTGTATCAACATATGAAACAGCTGCTTCACGTGCTAAAGCTAATAATGCGATGTATGGTCGTATATTTACTTGTACCCCTAGCCCAAGATACTCTGGGGGTAAAAGATAGTAATATCTTTAAGTTAAACTCTGTTAATTGCTGGGATATCTCATAGAGACAATCAGCAGCAACAATATGAAAATTGTTGTTCAACGACTATCGAAAAGACGAATTAGATAAAATATTCGGCTGAGTAGAGTACACTATAAGCGTTTGATAGTGGAAAAGCAGAGCCCCTCATTAGAGGGTGGTGATATAGTCTAAACTTCTATGGTGACATAGAGAAGTTCATAAGAGAACTGTATATAGAGTAGCGTCTATATATGAATATATGGGAGATCTGGATACAAAGCCTGGTCAAGAGGCACAAGAAATACTTGATAAGACTGCTAAATGGACAGAAAAGCTTTATGATATGACACCTGAAGAAATTGAGCAATACTTAGAAGCACAAGGTGAAGATTGTAATAGAATATTATACATAGAATATCAGTATTATCAAATTGGTGAAACTGATGAGTGGCTTAAACGTATATCTGCTAAAATTGGTAACCCACTTGTTGTTCGACGTGAGGTTTTATTACAACGACTTCACGGTTCATCTGCTTCACCGTTTCCTCAGGAAGATATTGAATATATCGTTGAAACTGAGCATAAACCAATTGATGAATTATGGTTACTTGAATATTATAGATTTGATATTTATAAAACATTAAATCCACGAATACCATATATTGTTGGTGTTGACTGTTCAACTGGTACTGGTGGAGATAATAATGCTATCACTATTATCAATCCTTTTACATTAGAACCAGATGCTGAATTTGAATCATCATATATTGGTGAAACATTATATGAAAAACTTTTAATAGAGTTGGGTACTAAAATTATTCCTAGGTGTGTGCTCTGTATTGAGCGTAACAGTGTTGGTGATGGTATAATCGACCATTTACTTAATAGTCCAATTCGCAGTCGTTTATACTTTGATAAGAATAAAGACTTATTAGAAGAAAAGATTTCTGCTAATGAAACAGTAGAATCTATGCTTAAGAAAAAGACAATGTCTAAAAGCTACTATGGTGTTTATACAGGCACTGAAAGTAGACGTGATATGATGTCTATTCTTGCTAATCATGTAAATGAATTTAAAGAAAAATTTATAACTCATAATATTATTCGTGACTTATCAAGACTTGTTCGCACATCGTCTGGAAAAATTGAAGCTGGTGCTGGTTTCCATGATGATAGTATTATGTCATATCTTATTGCTCTATATGTATATTACCATGGTAATAACCTGCCAGTATTTGGTATTATTCCCGGAGCAAATCAAATAGAAGAAAAAAATAAAGGGTTAAAACGTGCAGAAGAAATAGATACTACATTAGTAGACCCAAATCTTGTTGAAGCTGTAAAAAAACAGGAAGCACTTGAAGCACAGGCTCATGAGTGGGAAAATACTATGAGAGAAGCTATGATAAATGCACAAAAAGAAACATATAAATTACATCAAGCTGGTGAAATTTCAAATACAATATTTGATGCAACACCTGAAACAATGATGAATCAATATGAAGATGAAGGAGAAATTGATCTCAATTTCTTCAATTCTTTAAATAATTTTTAAAAAAATAAAGGCATGAAGAATAAAATCTTCTATGCCTTTATTTTAACTTTTATCTCAATTTATATTGGTTATGAAATTTATTTTAACCAATACAAGTATCAGATAGGTCTATAATTACCTCCTTTTCATCCATTTTTTATCACCTCCTTTTTTATGACAATAAATACTCTATTCCTCTAAAACAGAGTTATCATCATAAATAAGGTATTTACTTTGGTTATTTAATATGCCTAATTTATGAATTTCTTCGGCATTTAAATAATCGTGTCTTAACCATTCTTTTATCTCATCATATGAGATTGCTTTTTCTAAAAATTTTCTTAACTCAGACTCAGCTGAGTAAATAGAACATATCTCGGTTGATCCAACCCTTTCAAAAAATTCTATTGTTTTAATCGGATCGGCTTCATTAGTTTTTCTTATAATTTGATGATTATAGGCTAACTCTTTAGTCAGCCAATAGCGTTCGTATTGTAATTCGAACGAATCGGTTTTTATTTTCTCCTTTCTTTTATAAATAATATTTTTTTTACTCCAGAATTTTTCTGGATTTTCAATAGTTACTTTAAACTCATCTATGAGTTTAATAATTTTTTCTATATCCATAAAGTTTTCCCTTCTCTGTTTTAAAGACTTTAAACAGCTGTCTTATTACATCAAAATAATATATAATGTAAATTATTTATCATGCGAATTTATAATAAGTAAAACGTTTCTATAAATTATATATGAAAGGAGCCTTTTAAATATGGCTGAAAATAATATAACAGAAAATAAAATAGTTGAGACAGAGTCAAGTGAAACAAAGATGTCATCACATGTTAGTGCTAAAGACTATAAAATGATGATTGATATGATTAAGGAAATGGATGAGCAATATAATGCCCTGAGAGACATTTATGCTACTAATATTATGAATTCATATGGAATTAAAGCATCAATTCTTGATGATATCATAGTTTATACGAATGAATCTATTGACAATGCTCCATATGATGAACTTTGTATGTTCCTGAGTAATTATATTGAGAATAAAAATGATTTACTTGAAGTTTATGGTGAAAAAGTAGTCGTAAAAGGAGAAGTAGATGATAAGATTCGTGCATCTATAATTTGTAGAGCTTTAGCTAATAAACTTAAAGAAAATGCAAAATATTCAATGCATGAAGAATATGTTCTTAATAAAGATAAAGAAGATAATGATAATAACACAGAAGAAGCTACTGAAGAATTAACAAGAAATACTATTGTTACTGATTCAGATGATAATACATATGGTGTTACTCAGATAATAAGAAATATTATGAAAGATATTAAAGAATCTTCATTAGCAGTTTTAAATGCAAAAGTTGAAGCAGAAAAACTTAAGAAAGAATCAGAATCCATAATTAATGAATACTTAAACTATATGTCTTCATCAACTGTACAAGAAAAGAGAAAGATGCGTATAGAAGCAATGAAAGATGCATATTCACAGTGTACTGATAATGGTGAAAAGATTAAGATTAAGAAAATGATTGATACACTCGAGAGTTCACAAAATCTTTCTTTCTTACTTAATCGTATTTCTCTTTACAAAGATAAGGAAATTGATAATATAGTTAAGTCATATTTTGACGAGAAATCAAGTGCATATATTCTTGAGAAATATAATAAAAAAATTAGTAAATTTAATTTTGATCCTCGTCTTTATAAGTATTTCTTCAATATCGAAGAAAACTTCCTTGAAGAGAAGTATCATGTATTTAACAATCTTTTCCTCTTTATCTATATGAGATATGTAAGTTATGCAGACCCATATGATAAAACATCTAAGCTTTATGTGCAGTCACTTACATCAGAATTAGCTAATCTTATTTATCATAGATTTGATAGTAATGAGACTGAACAGGTATTTCTTGATTTCATTAAATCTCTTCTTGATAAATTCATGCCTTATTATGATAAGTTTAATAGTGATAATATTACTCATCCAAAACATCCAACAAGAGTAGAAGCTGATACTAAGCATGAAAAGAAGAGAAAAGATGCACTTATTGCTCATATGAATCAACTTCATATTGAAGGATATGATGAGAACTCGTCTGCTGATGAACTTCAGAATTTTTATAATGAAAAAATGAGAGCTTTGATTGATGAACAGGTTGAAAAGAAAAAAGAATCTGAAGAAAATCAAGAAATCAAAATATCAGATGATGTATTTGGTGGTTTGACCGAACAGATGGATAAAACTGAAACAAACGTAAATGAAGATGGTGAAAATCATGAATAATAATCCAATGAGAATGATTGTTATCGGTGGAGTTTATCGTCACTTTAAAGGTTTTAGAGTTACTGTATTAAATATAGCTATTCATACTGAAACTGGTGAACAATTGGTTGTTTACAGATGTGAACTTCCTGATGAAACGGATGTTAATGTTGTACATCAAGTTGGGATATATGCTCGTCCTTTAGATATGTTCTTATCAGAAGTCGATCATCAAAAATATCCAGATGTAGAACAAAAACATCGTTTTGAATTGATATCTATTCCTGTATAATTATCAAGAAAAGACTAAAAATAATTTTAAAAAACAAAGTCATAAGAGTTAATAAATAACTCTTATGACTTTTTTATCCTATATAGAAATGAGGTGAAATAATGGCTTTTTTTAAATCTGATAATCATTTCATTTATTTAAATTATCCATATTGTGAGTTTTATATCCCATTGTCATATTTTGAAGGTGGAGCAGGATTTGCTGAAGACTTAGGTCAAACCATCAGAACCATGGGTATATTCAATGTTGGATTTTTTGAAAATGGAAAATTAACAGAAATGAAAATTATGAATTTGCCTACATGGATAGAAATATTTGTTTATGATACAGAAACGAGAGTTGTACAAATACCTGGTGAATCAAAAAATGGAGTAAACTGTAAAGTTATAAAGTATTTTGAAGGAAGTAAAGTAATGGATAGTTCTGTTATTGAAGATAGTAGTAATGCCGAGCTTTATCTAAAATTTATTACTCAAGGTAAAATACCTCACTCAGTTCCATATAATAAAACATTAACTATGTGGAAAAAGAATCAAAGTATGAATGGTATAAATTTAGGTGTTCCTGCTGTTATTGAAGAACTAATTCTTTCTGCTTCTTATAGAGATGCTAAGAATCCAACTCAGAAATTTGCTCGTGTAATTGGTAAAGACCCAGAGCATGTTTCACAGTATGATTATACTATGGCAAGTATAAGACAGATATGTCAGTATACTTCTACATTTACTGCCGTTACATTTGAGGACCTTGATAGTATGGTTACAACATCATTAAATAGAGAACGAGAGAATATTCCAGAGACAGAATCACCTATTGAAAAGATAATAAAAATGTAGTTTTTATTATTAAACTCTGTGATTTTCTCGTAACAAATATATAAAAAATCTATAAATGTAAATAAATTATAGAAATCTAAATCTATATTTATAAGTAGAAAATAAAGGAGGTTTATAGATTATGCCACAAACGACTCAAATTATACCGCGTTTTTCGTTCCCTTACGTTGAAACTGTAATCAACGATAATACCGAATTAACTGACGGTACTAGTGACGTTGTTTCTGATCCTAGAGTTACTTATGCTTTTGCATTTACATCCTCTAAGGGTACAGACAACAAGTTTATTAAGAAAAGTACATATTCAAGTGGTGTAGCAACTTTCGGTGAATCAAATTATAAAAAGTATGGACAGCCTCTTATGCAGGCATTAGACATATTAAGAGAGTCTAATACTGATGTTTGGTGTATGCGTGTTATGCCTGAAAATGCAACTTATGCAAATAATGTAATAATTTTAAAGTATAAGGAAGATGCTGCTAATGTTATTTCTTATACTAAGTGTAATCAGGGTGATCCTGGTGCTCTCAAGGTTGTAGAATCCGATCCTCAGGAAAACGAAGTTCTTAAGTCTGATGTAGTTCCTTATATTGCTGATATTGCAGCAGATGAGTACGTTACTAAGTCCGAGACTTCTGATGCTAGTAAGAGAAGATTCGTTATCAAGTTTGCTCAGAAAGCAATTACTGCTGATGAACAGAATCCTGCATCTCTTGATGAGGCTGAAACTCAGGCATCTGTTTTAGCTGATAAGGCTAAGGCAATTGTTGAGAATCCTGATGCTGAAGATGAGAACGGATTTAAGTCTATTCCTATTCTTCTTGTACGTTCTGATGGACGTGGTATCTATGGTAATGATTTCTGCCTTAAGGTTGCTACTAATGCAACTTATGAGAAAGAATATGGTATCAAGATGTATGCATTTAATGCATTAACTATGGACGGTGGACTTCGTGCTATTGCTAGTTATGTTGGTTCACTGGTATCTTCTACCAAGTATGACCAGTCTACATTAATAGATGATATTCTTGATAGTGTAGATGTTGGTGTTGCGCCTATTCAGGTATCTTCTTTTGAAGATAATATTGAAGTAGTATATAATGCTTATAAGGCTTTCTGTCTTAATCAGCATGATGCTCTTCTTACAGAGTATGATGAGAAGCTTGAAAGCTATAATACTAAGGCTAGTAGTCTCGGCATTAATAACTTCAAGGATATTGTCGGTGGTACTGCTGCTATTCCTACTGATGCTAACAAGGAAGTTGTAGCAATGGTTAAGGAAATGCAGGATATAAAGAATCTTATCAAGGAAACAGAAGCTGATCAGATTGTTGATCTTGATTGCTTTGACCCTATCTGTGGTACTACAATTGATGAGACAGCATCTCTTCCTTATATTGCTTTCGAGTCTGATGATAATAGTCCTTCATTTAATTCTGTTAAGGGTATTACTTTATCAGAAGGTAGTGATGGCTACTTTGCTAAGCCTCGTCAGGAAAAGTATATAGATGAGAACGGCGAACAACAGACAAAGCAGTGGACATATGAAGAGGAAGTTGAGCACGCTCTTAATTGTGCATTTGATGGTACATTCGATAGAAGAATACTTGCTTCTAGAAGAATACCTGTAAATGCATTCTGGGATGCAAACTATCCGTTTAGTGTTAAGAGTACACTTGCTAACCTTGCTATTCACAGAAATGATGCACTTTGCTATCTTGACTGTGGTACAGATATCAAGACTTTCTCTACAAGCAATATAAATACTCTTGTTAAGAAATATTCTATTTTTGATAATAGACTTATTTCTAAGAACGTTCAGCACTTTAAGGTTAAGGAGCGTCCAAAGCAGAAGAAAGTTGATGTTTCTATTACTTACTTCTTAGCTATTCAGTATGCTTACCATGTTGGTGAGTATGGTTCTTATATTCCTTTTGTTAAGAGCTATACACAGCTGAGTAATCATGTTAAGGATTCTCTTGAGCCAAGTATTGAAGATTACGAGACAGATCTCAAGGAAACATTAAATAATAATAGATTTAACTACTTTGAGACTCTTGATGATAATACATTCCAGAGAAGTACTCAGAATACTTCTCAGATGAAAGAAACTGATCTTATCGAAGAGAATAACGTTACAACTCTTTATACATTAAAGAGAGAAATCGAGAGAGATATCTCTGATAGACTTTACGATTTCGCTGATGAATCTTCCAGAACTGTATTTGCTAATTATGAAAAGGCTAAATATGCAAGCTGGGTAGGTACTAAATTACAGTCTCTCGATATTAGTTTCACTGCTAATGAGTGGGAATCTGCTCACTCTATCTTACACTGCTATCTTGCAATTGTCTTCAGAGGTCTCCAAAAGAGAGCAATTGTTGAAATTGATATCAATAAGAGAACCTATACGTCAACTTCAAGTGACGATGAAGAATAATTGAAGGGAGGTTAATGACTTATGAATACAATTATGTCTGGCGGTAATATGAAGCAATCCGCTGCTACAGCTGATATTAAGAAGTATGCTCTGTTCATGGGTGGTACAAACGTAGTTAATGAAGTTCTTAAGCAGTATGACCCTCTTAAGACTGGTTATGCACGTCTGTTCATGGTTAGAGGTCCTCTCTTTATCGAGCATTCGATGAAAGCTGATTTCGATATCTTTAAGCATATCGTAGAATATGGTAACACATCCGTTCAAGGTATAAGTGACGTTTCTGTTAACTTCAATGATATGGGTGGTGGCTATACCAACAAGAGATTCCAGATTCCTTCATATGCACAGGATTCTACAGAATCATTCACTGTTAAGGTATATGAATTCTCTGGTTCTCCAGTACGTAAAGTAGTTCACTCATGGATTAATGGTACTTCCGACCTGCTTACTGGTTTAGCTACTTACAATGGTGATTCAACACCTGTATCTCAGGCTAATCAGACTGCAGAGTTTATATATGTTGCTACTGATAATACTGGTAAAAATGTTGAATACGCTTGCATGTTTGCAAACTGCTTCCCTAAGGGAATTAATACAGATGTATTTAACTATAACTCTGGTGAGCATAACCTTGTTGAAACTGATATTGAATTTACTTGTACTAAGTATGAGTCAATTCAGATTAATAAGGTTGCTTGTGCACTCATCAATAAGTATAAGTTACTTGCTAACTCACTGAACTTCTACAGTGGTATTTCTGTTAATGATATTAACAAGGAGACTGGTTGGGGCTATAATGTTACTAATGGTCAACTTGATCCTGCAATGGTTAATACTAATACTGAGATTCCTGGTGGCGTAAAGGGTAACTCACTTCTCTAATAAAAAAATTATATGAGAGTATGATTATTATAATCATACTCTCATATTTTTATTTCGTATTATGAATATATATTTATATAATATTTTCATGAGAAAGGAAAGAAAAAAGAAAAATACTTTCACTATATAGGAGGACTTATTATGAGTAAAAATAATATAATTATTAACGAAGTCAGAACTGGCTTTCCTGTAGTTAAAAATGGATATCCTGTAAAAGTAACATACTTGGAAGGTTATTTTCACAAAACCACCATGGAAGGGGGAATACCACCTTTCTACCTTGAAACCCTTGTTATTAACGAGGGTATAGAGGAAATAGGAGACTCAGCAGTCGCATACAGCGAAAAACTTACAACTATAAAATTTCCTTCAACCCTGAAGGAAATTGGAGGATCAGCCTTTGAAGGTTGTATATCTTTAAAAGATATAAATTTACCTGAAGGGCTTGAACGAATTTATGACTACGCATTTGAAGGTTGCGTATCCATAGAATCGATGATAATTCCGTCAACCGTAACGGAAATTGGAAGATCAGCCTTTGAAGGTTGCACTAATTTAAAGTACTTCATAGTACTTAATCCAAACCTAGACATTAGAAATATTGGCTTACCAAACGGCTGTAAAATAATATGTCCCGGAAAAGAGGTTGAAACGATCTAGGTAATAAAATGACAGGTGGATAAAGTCTTTAAAACATAGAAAGGAAAAAAATTATGAGAAAAACATCAGCAATTATTAATAAAGGGCTAATACTATACTGCCCTGATAATATAAGAGAAATAGGAGAGTCTGAATTTCAGGCTTTATATAATTTTAATTATATAAACATCAACGAGGGCTGCAGTAAAATATGCTCAAAGGCATTTGCATTTTGCTTTGACCTTGAAACGGTCATTATCCCTACATCTATGAAATACATTGAAAGCGATGCATTTCATAGATGTATTAATCTAAAGTACTTCATAGTACTTAATCCAGATCTTGATATTACAAATATACAATTACCAGATGGTTGTAAAATCATCAGAGGGTAAAAAGAAAAGATGTGATAAAAAAAGAATGATGATTTTCTCATCATTCTTTTTTTCTTTTTTTATTGTTGTGAATTATCATCCATATCAAAATCTAAACCATCATCATTATTATCACCATTCATTGGGTCTGGTTTAAATGTTTCTTCTTTAACCATAAGATTAGCTTCTTTAACAAGTTCTTCAATCTTATCAATATTAAGCATTGGTAATTGTTCTTTTGCAAAAAGTTTCTTAAAGGTTTTAATCTTTCTAGGTAAATCAATATCTTCTTGATTTTGGTTTGGATCATCATACATTAATCCAACAACAAATTCAACTATAGCATTGAAATTATTTATGGATTCAGATTTTGCACTTGATGCAACCGTTTTTGGTGGTTGTAATGTAAATTCAAAATTTTCAATCATATTTACTGGTATATTAGTAGACCATCTTAGTATCATTTTATACCATTCTGTAATAGATGGATTAAAGTCTAATTGATAGTTTACTACACGACCATTAAATTTGGTATTGTTTTGTTCTATTACTTTTGCAAAGTCTGCTTCATTTAAATAATTTATAATAGCTGCGGGTACACCTGTAGCCAGAATGTATCCATTCTTTAACATTTCAAGTAATTCACCATTTAACGGTACGTCTTGTCCTGATAAAATCTCAGTTTCAATTGGTCTTTCACCACTTCTACCAACAGGTATATACTGTTCTGTACCATTACCAACCTTGTTAATTAACGTAGTATAATTAAATAAATCATACATATTAATTTGTCTAGATTGTTTAATACGTGCTATTTCTTGTACCTTATTGGCTAAGTCTTTAGAAATACCAGAAGTTTTAATATAGTTAACTTTTTGATCATTACTATTAAGTATAATAGACATAATTTTGAATAAGAGAATCATTAAATAAAGCTTTGCATAGAATAATGATTTCTTAATCATTGACTGACCATCGCCATTTTCATCTTGGTCAATCTTAAATACTGCCATATACTCAACAGGAATGAATTGGAATTTTAATCTTTTTTCATTTAAGTTATAATAGTTAATCGCTTCAACTATAGTTTCTTTAAACTTTAAATTATCTTTTAAGAACTGCTTATCAAAACAATTGACGATTCTTTCAGCAATAGAATCAACTACTGTTTGCTGACGAGCATTTTCATCAAATTTACTGTAATATAAAGTAGATGAAATCATACCAGATAATGGAGTAATATCTTCCGCTTGTATATAATAATAACCAATAATTTGGTTCATAATTTTAATAGGAATAACTTTAGTAGGATCAATAAGTTTGATATAACAATCAGTGATATCATCAAATTCTCCTTTTTTCTTTTTTCCTTTTGAAGATTTATTTGTGTTATCATTTGTAATAGTAACACCATTATCAGTACCATTTATAATCTTTTTAAAGAAATTTTGGTCTTTAGTATCTTTATCCTTTGCTTCAGTGAATGTAGTACCAGATTCATTAACATATTCAGTCATATACTGATTAATAGAAGAGACACCTTCTTCTATAACAGGAAGAGGAACTGAATCGTTACAAATACTAATATTTTTCATCATATTATTTACATCTTCAACAAACTCATCTTTTTTATCTTTAATTGATTTTTTTTCATCATCCGTTGAATACGAATCAACATACTCGTTGAATAATTCTTCCACAAAAGCTGAAGATTCAACTTTGGATTTTTTTGTAGATTTTTTTGATGACATTTCATATGATGATTCACTCATGACACTTTCAAAAACTGTTGATTCATGATAAAGATTATTTCCTGGATACATATTACCAGCTCGACCATCAAGATTTTTATGTCTCATAAAATCGTTAAAAATCTTTGAATATGGAATAGTATAAACGTAATACTCACCATACTCTAGTGTTTTTGGAATAATAAAGTTTTTAATTTTATTTAATATATCAAATCTTTTTTCAACAGATTCAACTATTGGGATAGCATTATTTATTTCATCTTCATCTATCTTATCAAAACTGATAGTTCTTGACATACGTCCTTCAACTACATCAGCAGAAATAATAGCATCTCGAGTTATAAGTATAGCTTCACTCAATTCTATAAGCTGAGAAGCAACTTCATGTAAATCTGATTGTTCAAGTAATCTATTACGATATGCTTCAAATAAGAAACCTTGCATGGCTTGATAATCATCGCCGGTCATACTCATAAATTGATTATCAACTAAGTCTTCAATTGCATTTGTTTTCTTATCATTACTATATAATTTAGAAAGGAAAGATGTTACATCTTCACTATTTTTATTAGTTAAAACACCTATTTCATTATTTAATAATGACTGAAATGTGCCATTTAATCTATCAACATCAGACATTCTATCTGTACCGTAAAGGTTCAGATTAGCCTGACCAATCATATTCTCAATTTGATTAAGGTTCTTTTTAAAATTTTTATCTTTCATTAGATTCATAACTTCTTCTAATGGTTCAGATTTATTTTTCCCGTTGGTCATAGAGAATTCGCTCCTTTCGATAATTATAGATTTAAATCATTGTTTCATGGAGTAAAAAATATAAGGTGAGATATCAATAATATCTCACCTTATAAATTATTCATCAATTGGGATATAATTATAAATCATATCTAATCTAAAATAATCACTGTTATATGATAAGAAAAGATAATATATTTCATTATCTTTCTTAGTAGTATAATAAAGATCATTTATTTTTTTGTCTGTAATCATAGGTATCAATGATTTACTAATAGTTACAGTTGGGATATCTTTATTATTTTCAAATAACTCTATGCTTAAATTTTCAGTAAATATTTTCTTGATTTCATCATCTGATAATGATAATGAAGACCACGATGTAATAGATGATAATAATGAATGATATTCATTAAATTTATTCATTATATCTTTTTCTTTGTTTTTATCAATTAGTACAATATTATCATTAAGATTATCTTTAGCATTCTTTATATGCTTAATATAGTATATTCTATCCGGTTCAAATAACTCTTTACATATAGAAATCATATCTAAAGATAATTCACAAATATAATATCCACTATTATTTTCTTCAGATTTATCTCCAGCCATTATGTATTGATTATGTATGATATAAAAATCAGTAGAATATATACTTGATAATTTAACTAATAAATTTCGAAAATTTGTTTTAGTACTCATTTTATAAACCCCTTATCATCCTAATTCTTCTTTTAGTTTTTCATATACATCATTGATTGATGGCATATTTAACCATTTATGACCAACTGATAACCAGTTATGAGTTTGAAAATTATCAAATATCTCTTTACCAACATCACTATCAAATGAATCACTGTTGGTATCTACTAATTGAACATCAGTGATACCATTAAAAGGAATAGTGCCACCTCTTGGCTCATATTGTGATGGTTTAACGATAACTTTAAATATTAAGCAACTAGGATCTATATTCATAGCTGCAATACATGATGGATAGAAACGAGACATATCCATATCAATACTATATTCAAACACGGAATTTGTATGTTTTCCATACATTTTTTTACCAAAATTATCAATAAGAAGAGGATTACCTACAAGGGCACCCTCAAATTTACCATCGTTATCTTCTTCATCTTCATCATCATCTTCTTTAATATCAGTATTATAATTAAACTTAAATCCATTTACGTTTTCTCCAGGAACTAGTCCTTGTTTCATAAATGATTTATACTGTACATTTCGAAGTTTTATAGTTTGTTTAAATTCACTTTCATATGGTGTCATATTTTTATAACTTGTAAGATAATAAGTATCCAAATCAGATGTTACTTCTTCAATACCTTTCTGAAGTAAAACGTCCTTGATATTATATAAAATATATAAAAGATAATTAATATATGATAATGTCTTAATATTACCCTCATCAGAGTAATCAAGTTTCTTATCTTTTACTTCTTTTTCACCGACCGAGTCAAGTTTATAAGAACGAAGTTCTTGTCCACCTTTACGTATAGCAGCGTAATTTCTCATTTGGTCAGTAAATATTGTATATGAAGATAAATGCATATAATCAGATTTATTTTTTACCTGAAAATTTATAGTATCTTTTTTAAACCAACACTCTTTAACAGGAAAATCATGATGACACATAACTTCTTTAGGGTCTAGACCCAATGCCTCAAGTCTTTCTTTTATATATGGCATATCGAAACCGATGTTCCATATCTGAATAAAATCAAGTTTAAGTTTATTTATTAATTGAAAAAGATGTGTAAGCATTTTACGTTCATCATGATAAAAATAAAAATTATATTCCATTCCAGGATATTTTTCATCGAAATATTCATGAGCTTTTTCCTTTAACTCATCAATATTATTTGACCAATAATCTTGTTCTTCTAATCTATGATTATACATTTCTCTTCTTTTTAATTCTCGTTCTTTTTGAACTGAATCCATTCTTGTCATATCTTTCTCTCTACAATCTACACCAATAAGAGCAAATGTATAAGATTGATTGGTATTCATATCTATTAAAGTGATAAGGTCAATTGGATTAAATATAGGGTTTGGCATTCCATTTGCTTCAAGTGTATCAACCTCAATATCAAGGCAACCCTTAGTCAGTATCTTTGGTTCATCATTATTCATTGTTGTAAGCCATTTATATCTATACCAAGCTCTAATATCATAATCTGCACCATAAACATATGGATATATAAGAAATTCTTTAATAGCTGAATAATTACCAGTAGTAAGATAATTTTGCAATCTTTGTCTACCCTCATCACCCATATCTTTTACAATTTCATATATTATATCCTTATACTTAACAGTTCTCTTTTCAAGATTTTCTATTCTTTCATAATTTTTATTATGTAAATGATTTCTTATTTCTGGTTTTTCAAAATATATATCAATTAATGGTTCTGGTGTTACTTGTAATTTCTTTTCACCAGTATCTAAATCTTTGTAAATAACATACAGATAGTCTGTATGATTTTCTTTTTTATTTGCTTTTACATATTGAACATCTAAAAGCATATAATTAGGTTTACTCATAATATTTTTAATCCTTTCTTTTTAAAGATTTAAAATATCGTTTTTTATAAAATAGAAAGATAGAATATGTAATATATGTATAAAAAACAATTTCATAAAGAATTATGAAATTGAAAGGAATGAAAAAAAATGTTACTAGATATAGAAAATGAATTTAATAAAACACTTGATAAAAATATTGTTTTATGTGAAACTGTTTGCTCATTATATGATATAGATCAAGAATATATGATTGAAAATAGTAATTTTATTATGAAAGCAAATAAAGTCTTTGATACAATAATACAAGCAATAAAGAAATTTACCAAAGACCTTATTGATAGTGTAAGAAAGAAATTTTCTGATATATCCTTTAAAATGAAATTAAATAAATTAAGGAAACAACTTGAACTTAATAAAGATTTTAAATTAAAAAATGATAAGAAATATAAATTTAAAACTATTAGAGAAGCTGTGAGTATTATTTATAAATTTGATGATGATGCTAATAAAATTGTTGAAGCTTTAAATAGTAAACAATTTCAAAATCGAGAAGATTTTGATAAATATGCTGATAAGTTATATAATGCTTGGTGGGATAAATGGTATAAATATGTTGATTTAACTGATTATGATTTAATATTTGCTTTTCCAAAAGATGCATATGAATATATTTGTAATCTTGAGAAAAATATGAGAGATAGTGTAAATGAAAAGATGTTATATGCTATTGATTCACATCAAGAAAAAGTAATTAATAATATGAAAAAGAAAATGAAAAATAAATATATTAAAGAAGATGCAAATGATATGAATCAGCAACAAACAGAAGAAGAGATTGAAACAATAAAAATTAAATGGTATCAGAAAATTGCAAATAAAATAGCGACTACATCTAAGAATATTAAGAGTCATATTGTTAAACATCCTTTTGAATATATAACCATAGTTTCATCTGCAATAGTTACCACTTTATCATTGGGTAAACATGCAAGAGACACACAAGAGATAATATCATATCAACATAAAATAAGAGAGAAAAAACGACATGAAGAATTTGAAAAAGAAAGAATGAAACAAGTAAAAAATGCAAGTGCAAATAATATACAGAAATTGATGAATGATTGGGATGATAATGAATAAAAATATATAATATA